ACTCCAACTACTCTTTCATCCCATACATCAGTTTCCTTTCCATACTGGAAGGTGTTGAAGAATACTGTTTGGAACGGAGATATTTTAAATCTGTTGTTGTTAGTAAATTGGGGTCTCCAGTCAGTCTGGTTTCCCCAATGATCTGCGATATTATAAACCTCAAAGAGACTTCTTTCTTGATCTAAAAAATCTTGTGTTTTCTTATTCCATTGTGCCATAATTAATCAGTCCAAGTTAGTCTTTCGGGTTGATATCTTTGTGAGTTCTTAATTTTTAAAGAATTTGTTGTTTGAGGGTAAATGTTATGTACAATTGCTCCGGGATATTCTCCCTGAAGTTGCTCTGCAAGTTCATTTTTGTTTAACATCTTGCCTTCAACTTCTAATCTATACATTTTACCTTCCCAAACTATATCTGCGGTAAAAGACTCTCCAACGGGTTCTGATTGAGATTCTGAACTATTCATATAAAGATTGCCGTTGAAATTTCCGGCAATATTAACACTTTCTGAAATAAACTGATTGAAGGATTTCATTTTAGTTACAGTTCCACTTTCTTAAGGATAATGTCTTTCTTGTTGGACGACCTTTTTCATCTTTCGCAGGTCCAGGCATTCCACTCATACGAGCACAGAATGATTTTCTGCGTTTTGCATCCTTAGAACCGGGTTTTAATTTTGATGGTTTAGTAGTAACGGGAGTTTGCAATTTTGAACCTGGATTTTCTTTTCTATAAGATGCAACTCCTGCTGCGTTTAAACCACCCTCAGGATTTTTACCTGCTTTTCTTTGCCAGGCAGCGGATGCTTCATTCAGACCAAAATCTTCCCTCCAATTGGAATATACATCAATAGATTCCTTAACCTTAACGCAGTTTGGATATTTTTTACCAAACATAGTCTTCATACCCTTTTTCTTATAACCTTTCCAACACGCCTCTTTAACATCGTGTTCTCCACTATCTAGGTAGTCAGCAGCAGCATCAATATAATCTGCTGCCTTTGTAATTTTTGATTGAACCCATGCCTCAATATTACCCTCACCATTCAATTTGCCACGGAGTCTTTTTGCAGCAGAAATAATTGTAGAGAGTTCAGACCTTGCCATAGAATATTCGTGGTCTGGCTCCTTAGACTCATTAGTAGGATGAACCTGAGCAATACTAAACTTCATCTGATTTGGGGATAATCTGGAAGGTAGTGAAAACATATCCCAGTACTTGGGACCATATTTGCATACATCTCTAGTCTCATCTTTTTCACATTTGGGGCAATATCTCATACCCATTTCTTCTGAAATAGAATCTTTTGATGATAAATTTATTGATTCTGATTTATTTCCCCAATTAGCAGCACCAACCTTGCGGCATTTTACAAGTGCTCCGGAAGCATATGCTGAAGGCCAGACAGAATATCTTGACTTTACTTTAGTATAACAAGCATCTTTTGTGCCGCTTCCTTTACCTTTAACATCTGATTCTTCGTTCATTTTCTTTTTTGGTTTATCGGTAGAAACATAAGTTGGTTTAGCAGCACCCGATTTTTCTGGTTGATTTGGGTCTGCGGCACTTTTTCTTCTTTGAGCAGATATTCTTTCAGATTTAGTCATACTTGCTCTTTTATCTGAAGAAACACACTTGGGTGTTTCATCCTCTTCGCCTTCTTCACGGGCACAAGGTTCTCCGGAGACTACTTCAACCCAACCAGGTTTTCTTTTTTTACCGATTGATTCAGATTTACCAAACCAATCACGAAGACTCTCTTTCACATCCTTAAAGTTTTTATGCTCTTTTCTAGCATCAGACTCCATCTTTTTCAACTTAGTGTAATAATCTGGAAACTCGTCAAGATGTTGAAGAGCAATATCAGCAGCAAGATCCTTATCTTTAGTATGCTCCTTTTCAATAGCAATACCCATCTTAAGTTGATTTCTTACAAAAGAAATATCCTGACGATGCTTTTTCGCAATACTTTCAACCGTCTGGTGGGATTTTAATTTAGGCACTTTAGGAAAACATTATTCTTTATTATTTAGAAAACCTTGCTTCAGTAATTTTGACAACTCCGAAGTAGATCCAACGAACACGGCATTATTTGTAACATTATTGGCAATTTTAGTATTATCCTCCTGAACATCTTTCAATTTCTTCTGAAGATCTATTAATTTATCAGTTGTATCCGCCACACTCTTAATAAGTTGCCCCGCCACCTCGTATGCTCTTGGACTTCCACCATCACCGGCAAGTTCCATAATTCCATTAATGGCTTCCTGACCTTTCTCAATTAGTGAATATAGATTTGCTCTTGTATATTCATAATCTTTTTTTATATCATTATTCTGTGTAGGAATAATATCAATTGGTGTAATAGACTTTTCTACCTCAATAATACTACTTTCTATGTTCAGAGCTTTATCCAAATCTTCATAATTATTTTTCATAATATATCAAATATCACTTTGTTGAGTTGGACTATAAGTTCTAGCATCACTATATGTTTCCCAAGTTTCATTAAATCCAAAATTATCATCCGGACCTGCGTCAATCGGGTCTGGAACAAGAGTATATCTCATTTCTCTCTTAGCAGTTGTAGTATCGGTACTCGTATACATATCAACCTGAACCTTACGAATAAGACCATCTGTACTATCAGAAATTGGTCCGAACAGATAAGTTTTGGCAGTAAAATTTAAAGTATATATTAGGGTTCTCCGAGTTGAATAATCTCCTTCATAATCATCGGTAAAAGATACACTATCTAAAACCACGGGAATATCTCTTTTTTCTCCGATAGAATCTACCAAATCTACTGTTAGATTGAATGATGGTTGAAAACTTGGAAGAATCTGTTCTACTATCTGCAGAGCATCATCTTGCAACTTAGTCATAATATTTAATTGAAACCCAATATTATATGGAACTGGCATATAAACCTTCTTTACAGTATCACCATTACCACAAGTTTTGAATGTTTGAGTTACATTTGCCTTTCTTGTGGAATCATACTGAATAGAAGTCATTTCAAATGATATTCTGGGAAGAGTAATCTGAATTGCTTTATTCAATTCGGATTGTTGCTCAATTCTGGCAAGAAACTTTTGCATCGGTCCATATCCAAGAGGAACCTTCATCTGACTGATTCCTACATCAGATGAATTTTTATGCTCAATATAAATGTCATTAAAAAGAGTTCCAAATGCAGTAACAGTCTTTCTAATAATTTGGTGATAAAAATAGGTTCCTAGCATTTTCTATACCCGATTATCCAATCATTATCGTATTATATATTTATAGTATCAATAAGAACCAAATGGATTTGATTCTGAAAAATCTAAAATAGATTCTGCTTCGGTCTGAATCTGCAAATTATCTCCATATTTATCGTAAGGATTCCAATTATTATAATCGTTTACGGAATATCTAGCACTAGAAATTGATCCCACAATTGTTTCTCCTGGGAAAAATCCATTAGGTGTTACATTATTGACAAAAGAAATCTTAAGAATTTTTGTATCAAAATCCCAAGATTTAACTCTTGCTGTTGTGCCAGACCTAGATCCGGTTACAATTTCATTAAAGAGATAGGTCCCAATTCCAGTTAGAATTGGAGGTCCATTAATGATAACTTGAGGGGCAATAGTGTATCCTATTCCAGTATTTGCAATTTTTATAGAAGATACACTCTGAGCAGTACCAACGACCGACGATATTACCGTTGCAGTTACTCCGGAACCAACACTTCCAACAATAGTCACAAGAGGTGCAGTCGAATACCCAACACCATTATCTGTAAGAGTTATAGATATGACCCCAGACTGTGAGGTTTCAATTCCACAAGTAGCTGCCGCTCCGCTTCCATTACCCGTAATTGTAATGATTGGAGCAGAAGTATAACCTGCCCCGGCATTTTTTAATACTATTTGTTTAATTGAATAAATACCGGATTTCAGTTCTGTAATTGCTTCTCCAACTGCATTTGTCCCCCCAAAAGGTGCCGAGGATATGCTTACTACTGGTGGAGAAGTATAACCATATCCATCATTATTCAATGTTATCTGCCTAATATAACCACTTCCAATTCCTGCTGTTGCAGTAGCAGTTCTTCCAAGTCCAATCAAATTTAGTGTGGTTATATATCCTTCATCTTCAATTTGAGTATCAATTTCATCGATAGATGTATCAATAACTTCATCCCCATATTCGAATAGTTCACATTTTAGTTCGTAAACATATAATTTACCTAACTGGTAAAATGGTTGCTCGTGCTCTACAAATTTAACTTCAAATAGTCTTTGACCTAGTGGGAAGTATATTAAATCTCCTTCTCTGGGTCTTGAAGATAAAACAATTTCTTCATCGTTATCACCCTCAAGAAAAGGTGCAATAAAGTCTTCGTATCTTTCCTTGGATATGATTAGACTCAAATCATCCTTCAAACTCATTCCAAACTTGGTAAGAATATCTCCCTGTCCACTATATCCTTCATAATTGCTTATGTATGCTTCTAGTGCAAAATTATCATCGAATTTGGATGAAGAAACCTCTCTAAGTATAGTTTCTCTTCTCACAAATTTTCTAGGAATATAAATTACTTCTACACCATAAATTCTCAACTGCTCGTTGATTAATTCCTGAACAAGTCTTTGCTCATTTGGTGAACCTTGAAGAAAAAAGGGATTTAGTGCCATTATTATCCAATAAAATCGTAAGGTGGAAGTTCATATTCAAGTACCATTCTTTGTTTTATATCTTCCAACTCTCTTTCAGCATCTTCATAAAGTTCTCTACCATTCAGTTCAATTCCACCCGGTAATTTAACTCCTCTGAATTTAATTAGGTTCTGACCCCACTGTTTTTTCATAAGTGAAGTTAGATATTTCTTTAAAAAACTGTCATTGTAAACGTCAGTAAAAGTATTTGGATCTAAAATTCTGTAACAATCAATTATTAGGAAAGTTCCAACTTGTTGAGATCCCCAGTCAATATCGAGATACATTCTATTCTGTCTTTTATTAAATCTTATCTGCTTATCAGTACTCAAAAGAAAATCAATATCCTCAAGGTAACTTTTTACCATCGAATATTGTAATAAATCAATTGAATTGAAATAGTATAAATCATTTAAGAATAGTTGATATTTAATGCTAAACATACCTCTAGAGATAGAACTAGCATCAAATTTAAAAACTTTTTCTATTCCAATTACAGAATCCGGAACCTGAATAAAATTGGATGTTTCATAAAAGTTGGAAGTAATTGTTCCAAGACCTGATATATTTGTTGATGTTCCTGTTGTAGTTACTAATCCAACTCCACTTCCTTTTGATGCGGTTCCTCTATTAATATCATCTTGAGTAAATTGATATTTCAAATACATTCTTTCTACGCCATCAAAGTGCCTCTCCTGGAAGTACTGTAGGGCATCATCTACTAAATCATCTATTTGGTCGTCGGCAAGGTTAATCTCCAGTACAGGGGCACCTAGGCGTCTTAGGCAATAGTCTACGAGTTCTTGTCTACTTGCTGGTTTAGACACTAATAGGTTCCTCCATCTATAACACTGGACCAGGTTGGTATTCCTGAATTGTCAGTTGTAAGTATATAGTTAGTTTCTGATATTGCCGATGAAGTAGTTCCGGTAGAAACTAATCGGTCATTAGGATCAAAATATGCAACACCATAAGGTTGTCCTAACGGATAATAAATTGATTGACCTACTGTAAGGATTCCGGTAATATTTGCATTCCGAGCAGTAAATTCATCAAATAATAAATCATCTCTAACATAAAGATCGCCATTAATATATACATCATTATTAAAGGTACTTACACCTACGAAAGTAGAGATACCGGAAACGTGGAGAGAAGTTACGGAAGCAATTCCACCAATAACATTTTCGGCAGTAATAGCAGTAATGGCAGATCCGCCAGCAGCTCCAGAAATACTAGATATAACTTTAACTGCATTTTGTTGTCCTACTCTTACTTTGATGTCAGACATTACCTAGTTGCTCCCTCTCTTACAAGAACCATTCCCTCAATAACTCTATTTTTTATCCCATATGGATCGATAATTAAAATATCATAAATATATCTTCCCGATTTTAAATCTACAGTTTGTCCAGATGTTAATCCTATAGATATTTTCCCTGAGGTAGAAGGTGCGATTATACTTGTCGAAAAATTTATTGCCGAAGAACTCCCAGACCACTTTCTCATCTGGGCATCAACTTCATAATTGTTCAAATTTAATGGAGAATTGCTATCAGATCCTTCTAAAGTAAAAGTCTGACTAAAATGGGAACCAGAATTGATGACTAGATTATTTACGTATACTGCTGCCATCTATCTTTTTTAGATCTACAATTTATTTATATCTTACTCATAGTTGCTAAAGTTTCTTGCTGTTTTAAATATAATTTGCAGTAAAGTTTTGAGAAATTTTTCAATTGTTCAGAACTCAATTCATCAATAATTCTACAGTGTTTTTCATATTCGAATAACTTATTGACTGACTGCAATTTAATTTCATTTGGATCCATTTAATAACTCCTTTAATAGTGATTTAATTTCATTAATATCTTGTTTAATCGTATCTAATTCTTTTTTTTGAGATTCTTTATTATTAATTATATTAAGATATTGATTATATGCCGTAGAATCGCAATTTACAATAGCTCCACTATTTTCATC